ACCAAATAATGAACCAATCCCTCCACGGTCTTGTAATAATTGGGCTTCTTGGGGATTGATATATGCGAGCATGTGTGGCTGACCACTAATCGTGGTTTGCTTTGGAACAGCTTCTGTTGGGATAGCCGATACTCCTGCAACTCTCATAAAGAACTCCTTTTTTCCAGATATAACTGATTTGTAAAAAAATTAAAACCAAAAAAGATCCTATCGTAAAATTTCTGGTATATCGGGGGGCAACCTTGCACTTTAGTGCTTAAATAAAAGTACCTATTTTATATTAGGGTGGTAGCCCCTAATATATTAGCCTTTATAATAGGGTGGTAGCCCCTAGAATAAGCGTTGATAATGATAATCATTATCAACTAGTAGCAATTAAAAAAGGGGGCTAGTAGCCCCCTTAATTAGCCTTACTTTATAGTAAGGTATTTAGTAGCATTAGCACCACCGTAGTCTTTACCGTAGCCACCTAGCCTTTGATTGTAGTGAGTGAGTATTTTATCTACAGGCTGACTAGCCTTTAGATCGTAATTATCATCACCACCTTTATTATTAGCCTTTAATTCAGCTACTAATTGGGCTTTAGTAGCTTTACCACCTAATTTAGCTAAGGTATTAACTATTATCTTAGCTTGTCTAGGTAGGGGCTTAGCTACTAGTAACGTAGCTACGTCATCATTTAAAGCGTAACTAGAAGCTTTACCTGACGTACTAGGGGTAGGTACGGCTAATACAGCATCAAGTACCTTAGAGTTAGAATTTTGGCTAGTAGCCACCTTATTATTATTAGACATGATATTCTACCTTTCTTGTCTAGTTATAGGGGCTAGACCACCTAGCCCCCTTACTAATTATAATAATTATTATTTTACTAAAGTAAAGTAAAAAAATAAAAAAATTTAAATTAATTTTTTTCTAAAAATCGTCGCTGTCTGGCTCTCTCGCTCTCTCGCTGGGTCATTGGTTCATTGTATGTATATATGTATTATTACTGTTATTCTTATGATGATGAAAGGTTATGAAGAGTGATGATGAAAGATGATGAATGATGATGAACAGTCACTCAATCACTCAAGCAGTCAGTCACTCAAGCAATCAAGCAGTCAGTCAGTCAATCATAAATACAAGGCAAAAAAAGAGGGAGCCGAAGCTCCCTCAATCTTAGGCGTCTAGTTCAATGTAACCAGCTTCGGTCAACATTTTCCTATAGAAGTCATAAATCCTCTTTGGAGTTTGAACAGTTCGTAAACCGTTATCAAGCAATCCGTTTACGATCTCTTCCTGAGTGGCTGTACCACCGAGCTTATCAAGAGTTTCAAGAATAATCATAGCTTGAGAAGCAATCTTTCTATTCTCGATAGCTTTAGTCAATAGCTTAACTTTTCTATTATTGAAACCGTTCTTAGCTGGTGCAGGGATCCCTGAGTTACCAACTGGGCTATTGATAGTTTTTGTAGTTTTCGCTACTTTTTTAGTTTTACTCATAACTTTCTTCCTTTCTAAAAATATTTAAGTTATACCATTATTCTATACGAAAACTTTACTATAGTAAAGCCCTTTCTTATGAGAAACAAATGTTTTTTATCTTACCGTTCGTCAATCAATCATACATATTCGCTTGAGCAAATCTTTCCAATCGTAAGGTGGTTCTTGGACCTCAATAAATTTAGATGATGAAAGGTGGCGTTCTCTTAGATTGATTGACTCTACTCCTGGAACCAGCCAAAGAAAATGTTTTGAAGGATCGTGGATAAGAATCCATGAAAGACCACCCACGTTTGCTCTACGCATGTGCCATGCACATTGTTGAGGCGAAAGATTGACAGATTGAAGAGAGCCAATCTTCAGTTCAAGCCAGAACTCTTTGCCCTGCCAACAGCCATTGACATCAGGAACTCCTGTTCCCATGCCACCAGTCTCAATTCTTTGCCAGTGAACTTTTGACAGGTTCGTCTTTAGTGCTTTGTATAATGCCTTTTCCGTTTTCATGATTGACTGTCTGATTGATTGTTTTTATATTGCTACCATCAACAATATGCTTTATCCTTGAAATAAGGTCCTCTGAACTCATGCTTTCCATTTTTGAAACCATAACTTCTTTCCGATCAATATATAACCCAGCAACCTTACCTCTTGACACCTCTGCCGAGATCGCTGCAGCAATTTGCCCTGAATCCTTGGCTTCGTCTCGCAAATGGGAAAGTTCAGTTAGATGTGAGTCAACACTGACTTCTGCTCTTTGATTCTGCTTTTCCAAAAGTTCGATAATGTAGTTTGCTACAAGTGGGTTTTTGCGAAGCATCGCAGAACCTTGAACTTTTGAGCCAATCATGTCCTTCGTAAAGCCTGATTTCCGTGCAGCTTTTGCAGCAGACATTCCTTCAACATAAAGCCTACAAAACTTTTTATGCTTTGGTAGCAGTGGTCTGTGTCTCTTACCATCTTGCGTTAACCAGTAATTGCCACACTCTGATGGCAAAAGTGGAGTGTATTCAAGGTCTCGCATCAATATATCCTATTCGTACTTTCAAACTGTATGATAACACATATCTTACCAAATACAATGTAATTTTAAAATGATTTTTTTCTTACAATAGTATAAATGTTTCTCACGACCCTTTATCTATGACTAGATATATCATATTTGAAATCCAAATATCATACCCATGATTCAAGTCTCACAGTGCATTACGTGCAATCCTATGAGATTATGACATTATGATTGAGTTTTATAAAATTAAAATGTGAAAAGTGTTTAGATGAGACATTGGGGCATTTCTGCCCCAAGTTAATTAAGTGATATTTTCTATCTTTACGAATTGACCTTTTTCAAAAATATATTTCTTACCTTTGTGTTCAGTCGTCCAATTTGGGTTACGAATGCGACCAACGTATTGACTGGTTAAATTTTTATCGCTGATTTCTAGCACCCACTTCATCATCTTTCGCACATTTTTTTCACTTTCGTGTTGAAAGATTTCTCTTATGTGGTCATCTTCATCATAGATAACACCAGTTGCGTACATTTTTTCCATGGTTATTTTCTCCTGTTATTTTTCATGATTTCTAAAAGAAAATTGTAAGTCATCGTCGCTTGGAATATGTGGATCTTGACTTTCATCGTAATCGTCTTCGTCCACTACATTACAAATAAAACTGGAAAGAAAATCTTCACGAGTATCATTTTGAACTTCTTCCCATTTATCGACAAACCACAATACTTCACCAGTTTCAAGATTAAGGGCGAATACTTCATAGCCCTCAGGGAAGGGATAAAACTCACCCTCCCCCAACTCATTCA